TCAGGGAAGAAATGCGTGCCATTTATGGCCTCCTAAAATACTCTCGGGATTTCGGTTGCTTTCGCAGACGGAGGCTTCACCTCGCCCTTGTCGGGCACGTTCGGGTACTTCGATGCGTCCATCTGCGCTTTGAGGAAGTCGGCGTTCTCCTCCACGTCTCCGCTCATTCGCGCGAGCAGCTTCTCGTCGACGCCCTTCTCTGCCGCCACCTCGGCGACCTTCTTGGCGTGCTCCCGCTCTGCGTTCATTGCCTCGACCTGGGCTTTGAACTTGTCCCGCTCCTCGACCGCCTTCTGCAGCTCGCTCTTGCTGGCCTCCTCCGCCTCGTCGAACTTGGCGGCCTTGGCCTTGAACTCGTCGTAGTCGGCGTATTTGGCGCGCTCGCGCTTGAGACGTTCGCCGATGATGGCCTCCATCTCCGCTTGCGTGAACGTGCGCTCCTTCTCCGCAGGTGCGCCCTGCGTGGCGTTTTCCGCCATTACGGCGTTCTCGGTGCTCTCGGGCATTTCTGCTCCTTTTCCCGGCCTTTGGCCGTCGTCATCCGCGCGTTGCCCGCGCGTGGGCATGAAAAAAGCGCCCGCAGGCGCTTGGTTCATCGTCTCTGTCGGCCCGCCCTATAGCAGGCCCGCTATGAAGTCGCACACGCGCTCCGCGCTGTTCCCGTCGCACATGTCCGCGACCAGTTCCAGGCAGCTCCTCTCCGTCTGCCGCATTCCCGTCACGCACGCGGCCCTCATATGAGAGAGCAGCTTGTCCTCGTTTCCCTCGGCTGCGATGTAGCGTGAGCAGTATTTGGACGGGTAGTCGAAGTACATGCCTCGCGTTCTCAGGTAGGCGTCCATGTCGTCGATGGTGAGCACGCACGGCTTGCCTAGCACGTAGGCGTCGAACATCGTCGAGCTGTAGTCCGTTACGAGCACGTCGCAGTCGATGAGGTACGGGCAGATGCCCTCATCAGTTGGTATCTCGACGATCCTATCCACGTCCTGCACGACAATCGGCTCGCGCTGGAAGTAGTGCCTCTTGACCACGATTATCTCGTCGTCTTCGAGCATCGAATCCAGCAGCTCCCAGTCGATTCGCGGCAGCCTGTCTCCGTCGTGAGGCCCTCGGAAGGTCGGCGCGTAGAGGTACGCCCTCGCGTACTTCGCCATGAACGTCCCGCCGTCGCCCTTCTCCTTGCCGACGAGCATGTCGGTGCGCGGGAAACCGAGCGGGAGCACCCTGTCCTCGGGCACTCCGAACGAGCCCGCCAGGATTCCGCATGTCTTCGTCGAGGCGTTTATCAGGTAGTCGTTCTGCTCCATGGCGCGCGGGTCGATTCCCGCCCGCTTCTCGTCGAGCCCGTACTTCTTCTCGCCCGTTATCCCGTGCCCGATGTTCACGAGCACGAAGTCCTTGTTCGGTATGAACGGCGTGAGCGTGTCCGTCACCACCACAGGGTAGCCTCTAAGGCCCGCTATGGCCTCGACGGGCCTAACAAGCTCTTTCTTGCCCTTGTAGGCGTCCCATAGGGCCCTTATGCTCTCGTCTCGTTCCAGCGAGTGGTTCGACGCGAAAAGCACGGTGCCCTTGTTGGCGAACTTCCGCGCCTCTATCGCGTCTTCCCACGTCATCTCGCGGTACCTCGTGGGCTCGCGCTCGCTCATCCATCCGTCGCCGCGCTGCCCTGCGTAGTGCGTGATGACAGGGTTCGCGACTGGCCCGTTGAAGGCCATGTCGTTGTATTCCTTCGGCATCTCGCAGATGCGGCCCTGACAGAGGTAGTTGAACACGTCCTGCTCGGGCCATGTGTACTTCCGCCTGTTTATCACGTCGATGCACTCGTCGGCCTTGCCGTCGCGCAGCTTCGCGAGGTTGAACAGCGCCACGCCGAAGTTCGCGTACTGCAGGCCGTCGAAGCTCTTGTGGTTCTCGGTCACTCCCGCGTAGTAGCAGCCGTCGATGGGCAGCTCCCAGATTCCCGACGCGTCCGCATGGCATATCGTGTCGCAGTCGAGCGAGAGCACCACGTCCACATCGGGAAGGACATGGCACAGAGCGGCGCGCATGAGCACCATCCAAGTCCATCCCGTGTTAGCGTTCGGGCCGTTCCTGTCTATCCACGGCTGCCCGCTCACGTTGTGGCACACGACGAAGTCCGGCAGAGGCCGCGGGAACTCGTCGTCCTCTATCACGAAGTGGATCGCGTCGACCTCCGTGTGCGCCACGAGCGACTTCGCAGCGGTCTCCATCTGCTGGTAGACGTTTCGCGTCCCGCAGTAGACGGCGTGCCTCATAACGGCCACACCACCCGTCTGAACTCGTGCCCGCAGGCCACGCGGGTGTCGGCTGCAATCTCGATTCCCGCGTTCCTCGCGAGGTTGCAGAAGTTTATGTCCTCGCCGCCCGACTGGAAGTCGTCGCGGCACTCGTACACGTCCTCGGCCTCGTACCTGTTGAACGAAATGTCCGTCCACTTGTACCAAGGGAACGGGATGCGCTCGAATACCGAGGCTTTGAACAGGGCGAAGCCCATGCCGCCGCCCTTGACCGCAATCTTATGCGTGCCCTGCTCGCGTAGCTTCGCAAGCTCGGCGGCCTCGTACATCTCCCAGCCGTAACCGAGATGGTACAGGGTCGTCAGCCTCTCCTCTCCTCGCGCGTAGCGGTTGAGGTAGTAGCCCAGCGCGATCTCTGCCTCGTGCTCTAGGAGCAGGCCGAGCGATTCGGGCTTGAAGGCTATGTCGTTGTCGACCATGAGCACGTAGTCGTAGCCAGCGCACAGCGCGTCCGCCGCTATGCGGTTGCGCGCCATGTCGCAGCCGTATCCCGTTCGCGGCTTATAGTCGACCGTGTGCCCGCGCTTGTCGAGCCTCCACAGCGACTCGGAGGTGCATTGCGCGATCCTGCCGTCGTAGGTCGGCACCTCGATGAGGATGCGCATGTCGTCTCCTATTCGTCGGAGTGCATCGCCGCGTAGCGTTCGCGGTGCTGCTCGTTTATCTTGTCCTTGTTCTCCTGGTAGAGGTCGCGCCTGATGCTGTTTATCTTGTCCTTGCTGTTCTTGCCGTCCGCGTCCTTGTACGTTTCCTCGTATGCCTTCGGGTCGTAGCCTGCGACCTGCGTCTCGCTGTCGAAGCGCACGCAGAACTCGCACTCGCAGTTAGGGTGTATGTGGTCGGCGTGGTTGTCGACCGTGCCCTTCCTCGCATACGTCCAACCGTTCGAGGCGACCGAGATGCAGAAGGCGCATGTCTCCGAGCCTTGAGGCACCCATGCGAACTGCGCGCCGTCGCGCTTGGCGTTCGAGAGCATCGTCCGCGAAGCCGAACGCTTGACCTCGTTCGCGACCGCGTCGCCGCAAGCCTTCGCGAACCCGTCGAGGTCGCCCGCTTCGAGCATCGGCGCGGCCTTGTCGACGAGCGCGCCGATCCTGCCCGTGTTCGCGATTACGATGGGCACGGCCTTCTCTATCTCGGTTCCCGACATGCGCGCCATCTGGTCGTAGAAGACGCACGCGAGGGCCGCGGACGACCTGCCGTGCTTGACCGCTATCCTCGCGCCGTTTGCGACGATTGCGGCCCGCGTCGGAGTCCCTGCGGCGTCGAGGACGAACTCGGACATCTCGTCCGAGGCCGCGCTCCTCTGAGCCGCCTGCCTCGCCGCGTACCTGTCCCAGGCCCTACGCCTCAGCCGTGCCATAGTCTTCCTCGAAGTCGACCAGGCCAGCTATGCCCTCGGCCCGCTCCGCGTCCGCATTTATGCGGATGATGTCGGCCTGCGTGATGCCGAGCTGTTCGAGCGCGTAGTCGGTCGCCGCGAGCTTCGGGACGGCCTGGATGGCCTTGAGCATCGCGTCGGCCTGCGCCACGAGCGACGGTTTGCGCGGGTCGCGGAAGTGCGCCGTGAAGTCGAGCTGCGACATCTCCTCGAAGTCGGCCTTGCCGTCGATGGCCAGCGCCATCGCCATGATGGCGTCGAGGTGAACCTGGTTGTCGAGGTTCAGCTTCTCGGCCTCGATGCACAGGTTCGCCGATGCCGTCTGCACGGCCTCGGCGCTCACGTAGGTCGACTGGACAACTCCCAGGTCGCTCACGGGTATGCTCGTGACTCCGCTGAACTGGTTGGCCAGCGAGTTGATGTAGTCGATGTGCGGGCCCATGGACATCTGGGAGAACTGCCCGACCGTGGGCGTGTCGCCCGTCTCGGGATTGTCCGTGAAGCCCATTATCGAGCCCATGACGTACTTCCACTTGTCCTGCACGAGTGCTTCGAGCTGATCCTGCGAGAGGCCCGCGGCCCATCGCTGCGGGTTCGTGTAGAACTCCGCCGACATCTCGACGCGCTCCATCTCGCGCATGTACGAGTCGGCGAGCATCATCACCGGGCGCGTGATGCGCGAGTAGCCGAACGGCTTCAGCGTGTCGCCGCGGTAGATGAGCGGCTCTATCATGGGCCTGCCCATGGAGTGCGGATGCGGCTCGGCGCTCCAAGTGCCCTGCCCTCTCGTGAGCACCCACGTCGTGTCCTGGAGGTAGACGTTGACCACGGTCGGGACGAACTGCCCGACCTTGTCCGTGAAGCCGTCGACGATTGCGATGCCCGCGCTTATCATGTCGGCGTCCTCGTCGTAGATGCCCGCAGCCGTCTCCGCGCTGTGGAAGTTCACCTGCGCGAGCCCGTTTCTGTTCGTCAAAGTGGCGAACGTGCAGCCGTGGATAAGCTCGGAGGGCAGCGCGCGGGCGTACTTCGCCACGAGGCACGTCCGCTTGACGACCGCCATGGCCTGCTCGGAGTCGCCGCCCACGTAGCCGTCGAAGTTCGAGCGGTTCGCGAGCGAGGTCACGGCCTTCTCGGGCCACGAGCACGAAACGTCCAGGTGCACGTTGTCGGGAATGCTGATGCCGATGTTCTTCGGGCGCGCCTTGCCCTCGAAGTAGAGCCTGCGCAGTTGGTTCTTCTCCAGGTTGTCCGTGAGCACGTCCATCAGCGCGGACGTGATGGCAGCGGCCTCCGCCGAGAGGCCGACCGCCTTGGAGATGTCGCCCATGGTCGTCGTGATCATCCCACTAGTCCCTTTCTGCGCGGGTCTCTCCGCGCCGTCATGACGCCCCAGGCCGCCAAGCTCGCGGCGGTTATGGGTGTGGGATTCACGCCTCCGAATCCCCAGGAGCCTCCGCTCCCGATGTTCCTCCGCACGGAAGTTATGGCGCTCTCCCGCAGGTCGGCCTGCTCGGAGTACCATGTCAACTTCCGTTCGTTAACCAAGTCGAGCAGCGTCGCCGCCGCGCTCGTGGCGTCTGATGCGCTCGCGACGTGGAGGTAGCCTTTAGGCATCCTCTCCAGCCTGTCGACGAGCGCCTGGACTCCAGACTTCCCGTCGATGACGCACGTGCACGCCCTGTCTTTTCTCTCTGCTATGAAGTCGGCGAGCCATGTCAGGCCCGCGCTCGTGTTCTCCCTGCGCACTACCTCGACGTGAACGCCGCCATCGTGCTTCAACGCAGCGCACAGGCACACCTCGGAGCCGTCGACGCTGAATCGCACGCCGTAGGCGACCTTGCCTCCGTCCGGCGCTTCGTCCGTTGATAGCTCGTCCCATCTCTCCGCTGGTACCGCGTACTCGTTCTTCTCCGTGTTGACGGGAGACCACCATCCGAGCCGTTCTCGCGCGAACGTGTCGGCGTCCATCTGCTCGCATTCGCTCTCGATTGTCGACTCCTGGATGAGTATCCCGAGCGAAGGGTTCGTCGCGTACCATCGCGCCTTGTCGGTCACGTCGCCGATCTCGTCGACCGACCACTCGAACCACGACAGGCGCTCGGATTCGCCGGACAGCGCCTTCTCGCGTATGCCTCGGAACACGGTGCCCGTGCTCTGCGCTGTCGGAGGCGACGAAACGTATATGACCTGCGGGTTCTTCGACGCCGAAATCGCGGGCAGGAAACTGGCCTGCGAGTCGCTGTCCAGCTCCAGGGCCTCGTCGAATATCAGGAGGTCGCCGTGCTGCCCTCGCCCGCCGTTCCTCGTTCGGGCCAGGAACTTGATGCGCCCGCCGTTCTTGAGGATGACCTGCTCGCGCCCGAGCGCCGTCTTTATGTCCTTCACGTACTTCTTGAGCGGCTTCGAGTCGAAGAAGGTCGCTATGCTCTCGAACGTCTCGGTCGACGTTTTCTGCAGGTGGCTCGTGTAGAGCACTTCCTCGCCGAGCATGACCATGCCGTAGTTCGCGCGAGGCACCACCAATCCGAGCGACTTCCCGTTCTGCCTGGACAGGCTGCCGCCGCACGTGCTCGCGACCCACCTCCCGAGGCTGTTCGTCGCGAGCCATAGGCGCATTATGTCGTCCTGCCATTCGAGCATTTCGATCCCGCCAGCGGCGTTGAGCGCGTGGCAGTCCTTCCACTCGCTCTCGAAGTACTCGGGCATCACGAGGCGCGTCGGCTTCTGCGCTCCTCTAAGGGTTCCGCTTGGCGATGAGCTTCGCGATAGCGTCGCCGTCGTCATCTTCGCCCTCCAGTTCGGCTATCTCCCGTATGGTCTCGCGGTACTGCCGAGCGAGCTGCGCCATGCTGTGCGACTCGTCGCCCGCGTCTATTGACTCGGCGAGGACGAGCGCGAGCGTCTTCAGTTGCTCCAATCTCGTCCCGTCGCAGGTCACGGACGCCATTCTCTCCATGCAGTACCTCCGCGTGTTACGGTTTTATGTCTTTGTGTGTAAATCAACGCT